TCGTACCAGTGATTGCTGGTGCTGGTGGTGGCGTTGGGACGTTTATTATCGGCGCTGCGCTGATCGTTGCGTCGTTCTATATCCCTGGAAGCATATTTGCGATTAACGCTGCACTGGCAACCGGTATCAGCGTGACGACAATGGCAAGCGCGGCATTCTTCGTGGGTGTCGCATTGACCCTGTCTGGCGCAACCCAAATGATTTCCCCGACAAATTCTTCTGCCAGCGATCCGTCTGAACGACCGGAAAACCAGCCGTCATACGTTTTCAATGGTGCGGTCAACACGACTGCCCAGGGACAGCCTGTGCCTGTAGGTTACGGACGCCTGAAAGTGGGAAGCGCTGTCATTAGCGCCGGCATCACGGTTGAGGAAATCCCACGATGAAAAAGATTCAAGGTTTTGGCGGCGGTGGCGGCGGTAAAGGCGGCGGCGGTGGCGGTTCTGCGCGTGTTGCGGTTGAATCACCTGACAGCCTACGATCGAAGGCGTTCGCCCGCGTTCTTGACCTGATTTGCGAAGGCGAGATTGAAGGTCTGGTTGATGGCGCGAAGTCTGTCTACCTGGACGAAACACCCCTGCAGAACGCAGACGGGTCTTACAACTTTCAAGGGTTAGAACTCACCAGTCGCAACGGCACACAATGGCAGCAATACATTCCTGGCTTTCCAGCTGTGGAAAGCGAAACGTATGTCGGCGTGGAAGTCAAAGCTAGTGCGGCTGTCACCCGACAGATCACAAACCCCAATCTTGACGCTGTACGTGTGCGCATAAGCACCCCACAGCTGACCAGCCAAAACACCCAGAACGGCGACATTAGCGGAACGTCTGTTTCGTATCGCTTCGAAATTCAATCCAATGGTGGTGGCTTTAAGCCGGTTCTGCTGCGTCGCGAAACATTCGCCCTATATGACGCGAGCGGTGTCTGGAAGACGCCCCAGGCGATTTCTTCTGCGACCGTAAATATTCAATGGGACGGCAACAACGACCAGCGCGTTGGCTACCAAATTCAGCGCCGTGCCAAAGATTCTGGCGCTGCCTGGACGGTTGTATATACAGGTGAATTCGTCGGTTCGATCTACGACCCTAACCCAGCGGTCAGCTACCCATTCTTCTGGGGCTTCTGGGGATGGGAATTCGGATATGCCGAAGAAGTCAGCCATGTCAATCCAGAACCGCGGTCATACAGCTTCAGCGAAAACCTGACCGAAGGCAATTATGAATACCGCGTTGTCAAGACTTCTGGCGACGACCCTATCTATATCAGCAGCGCGACCGGTTACGGTGGCGTGGGATATGACACGATCACGGGCAAGACAACCAGCAAATATGAGCGCACCTATCGCATTGACTTGACTGGTGAAGCGCCTTGGGACATTCGCGTCGTGCGCACAACCGCTGACAGCACGTCGACAGCGCTTCAGAACAAGACATTCTGGGAAAGCTACACAGAAATAGTCGACGCGAAATTGCGCTATCCAAACAGCGCCCTGGTGGGTCTGAAGATTGATTCGTCACAGTTCAATTCAATTCCGACCCGCGCCTATGACGTGAAAATGTTGAAGGTCAAGGTTCCCACGAACTATGACCCGATCACCCGCGCCTATAGCGGTATCTGGAATGGATCATTCAAAGTCGCGTGGACGGATAACCCAGCCTGGTGCTTCTATGATTTGCTGACCAATGACAGATATGGTCTTGGCGGTCTAATTGACGACGCCCAGGTCGATAAGTGGGCGCTATACACCGTCGCAAGATACTGCGACGAACTTGTCCCTGACGGCTTTGGCGGTCAGGAACCCCGCTTCACTTGCAATATGTATATCCAGTCCCGCAATGACGCCTACAAGGTCATGCAGGACATGGCTTCTATTTTCCGCGGCATGATCTATTGGCAGTCAGGTTCGCTGACCGTATCGCAAGATTCACCTTCTGACCCTGTATACCTATACACCCCTGCGAACGTTATCGAAGGCGTGTTCAATTACCAGGGAAGCAGCGCAAAGGCACGCCACACTGTTGCCCTGGTCACTTGGAATGACCCTGACGACTTCTACCGTCAGAAGGTCGAATTCGTTGAAGACCCTTCTGGCATTGCCCGCTATGGCATTGTCCAGACCGAAATTACCGCAATCGGCTGCACAAGCCGCGGTCAGGCAAACCGTGTCGGTCGCTGGCTGCTGTATTCCGAACAGTCCGAATCAGAAGTCGTTTCGTTCAAGACCGGTATCGAGGGCGCTGTGTGCCGTCCTGGTCAAATCATTTCCGTTGCAGACCCTATCAGGGGCGGTGCAAGACGTGGCGGAAGGGTAGCCAGTGCTACCACTACCGCGATCACACTTGACAGCGCTGTGACCCTTACAGGAAGCGGTCACACGCTATCCGTCCTATTGCCCAATGGAACGGTCGAGAAGAAGACCATTTCGTCCGTGTCTGGTGCTGTAGTCACACTTTCAAGCGCGCTATCCGTTGCGCCGGCTTCTGGCGCCGTTTGGGTGATCGAATCGCCAAATCTGCAGACCCAGCTGTTCCGCGTCGTTTCGGTGGTGGAAGCTGAAGACGGGATCGAAATTTCAGGGCTGGCGCATAACCCTAGCAAGTTCGCTGCGATCGAACAGGGATTGGCGCTGCAACCGCGTCAGATAACCAGCCTGACGACTAAACCAAATCCACCGTCAATAGGCACAGTGACCGAATATCTATACAACGCACTGACAGACGTGAAGGTCATGGCGCTGTTTAGCTGGATACCGCCTGACAGCCCTGGCGTGACATACGCTGGAACCTATACGGTCGGCAACAACAACCCTGTGAACTTCACTTCTAGCAGTGCGTCCCTGCAGCTAAGTGACGCGCAGCCTGGCGACTATTCGATTTCCGTTCAGTCAGTCAGCCCTATCGGTGCCAAATCCGTTCCGTACACCTTTCTGAAGTCAGTCCTTGGGAAAACAGCAGCACCAGCTGACGTGACGGGTCTTCAAATGACCGTTCAAGGTGAAACAGGCGTTCTTCAGTGGGACTTGCACCCAGATTTGGACGTCCGTATCGGCGGTCAAGTTTCGATTCGCTATTCAGAAGATATTGTTGCTGCCCGTTGGTCAGCATCAATTCCTGTCGGTTCGTTTCCAGGATCGACAACCAGTGGCGCAGTTCCGTTGCGCGCTGGAACATATCTGGTAAAAGCGACCGATAGCAGCGGCATCAATAGCATAAATGCCAGGTCAGTAGTCACTGACGCCCCTAATATCGTGCAGTTCAATGCGGTGGCGACTTCCACCCAAGAACCGACTTTTGCAGGCGCAAAGACTGGCACGGTAGCGGTAAATAGCCGTCTGGTGCTGGATAACGCCATTTATATGGACAGCATTGCAAATTTTGACGCATACACAGACACGCTGGATGGCGGATTGGTCGAAAGCGGCGAATACGAATTCAATAACTACGTGGACACGGGCGCGGTCTATACCAGCCGCGTAACTTCGACCTTCAACGTGCTTTCCTACAGCGTCAGCAACGTGGTGGATCAATGGGGATTGATAGACGGATTGGGTTCAATTGACGAAGGCATTTACGCTTTGGACTTTGTGGACAGCTGGGAAGATTGGGACGTCATCGTTAATTTTGATGTGACCACCGACACCGACGATTCGCTGTTGGAAATCTTTATCAGCACCACAAACGACAACCCTTCTGGATCGGCTGCATGGTCTGACTGGCGCGTGTTCTACATTGGCGACTACACAGCGCGGGCGTTCAAATTCAAGGTGCGCCTAAATCGCGGTGTCGACGGCAATAAACAGGTAGCGCTCACTAACTTAGGTGTTACCGTTGACGTTCCAGACAGGATCGAAAGCGCAAACAACGTGCCAGTGCCGTCTGGCGGTCTGACCGTAACATTCGCTAATAGCTTCTTTGCTACCCCTGCAATCGCAGTGACAGCCGAAAACATGGCTACTGGCGACTACTATATAATTACCGCGAAATCTGCTTCAGGATTTACGATACAATTTAAAAATACTGCTGGAACGGGCGTTGCCAGAACAATGGATTGGATTGCCAAAGGATTTGGCTATCAGAACTAAGGACGATGATTAAATGAGCCAACACGATTACGACATTGCAAACGGTGGTGGTGCTGCCGTTCGTGCCGACATAAATTCTGCGCTTGCAGCGATTCTGTCAGCAAACAGCGGTGCGACTGCGCCAACCGCAACCAAGCCATTCATGCCTTGGTACGACACCACTAATGGTGTTCTGAAGATGCGCAACGCTGCAGACACAGCGTGGATAAGCGCGTTGGAAGGCGTTGGAGGATCAACCAGTGTGGGCTATCGCAATAGGCTGATAAATGGCGATTTTAGGATCGACCAAAGGAACGCTGGTGCGAGTGTTACACCTACTTCTGTTGGAGCTTACACTTATACGCTAGATAGATGGGCAGGAGTTATATCAGCAGCATCGAAATTTAGCGTTCAGCAGAACGCTGGCTCTGTGACTACTCCCACTGGTTTCACTAATTACCTAGGTGCTACAAGTCTGTCTGCATATTCAATTACATCTAGTGATTATTTTCTCCTATCACAAAAGATCGAAGGTTTTAATACTGCTGATTTGGGATGGGGGACTGCAAATGCTAAAACAGTTACGTTGTCTTTTTTGGTCTATTCAAGTTTAACTGGAACCTTTGGTGGTTCTTTACAAAACTCCGCTGGTAATCGTGCTTATCCGTTTACCTATACTATATCCTCAGCAAACACTTGGACACAAATCAATGTAACTATTGTTGGAGATACCACAGGAACTTGGGTAGGTTCTACTAACGGCATAGGTATTCAAGTCAACTTAGGTCTTGGTGTTGGTGCAACATATAGCGGAACAGCTGGTGCATGGGCGGCTGGTACATATTTTTCAGCCACCGGCGCAACATCCGTTGTCGGCACAAACGGAGCAACCTTTTATATCACAGGCGTTCAGCTTGAAGCTGGTTCTGTGGCTACGCCATTCGAACGCGTGGATTATTCTGAAACTTTGAGAAGGTGTCAGCGGTATTTTCAAAAATCATTTCCAAGTGCAACAGCCCCAACAAACAATACTGGACTTACAAATATTCAATTAACATTGAAATATGGTGGTGCTTCTGTTGAGCCACAATACTCAGCTTTATACCCTGTTGTGATGCGTGCCGCACCTACTGCAACTTTGTATAACCCATTTACAGGAACAGCAGGGCAATGGTCAGATTCTTCAAATGTTTCTGCTAATGCAAGAGCTATTGGAGTAACTGATACAGGCTTAATTATTGACAATAGTGATGTAGCCTTAAACTGGAATTCGAATGCTGGCATCAATTACACAATATCTGCGGAGCTTTGATTATGTACAAATTGATAAACGATAAATTCGGAAAAGTTAATGCAGTACAACGCCTGTCTGATGGTGCTTTTATTCCATTAGATGAAGCCAACACAGACTACCAAGCCTACCTTGCATGGCTTGAAGAAGGCAACGAACCATTACCGGCTGATGAGCCTGACAATGTATGAGCCAACACGACTACGTTCTTGACAATCAGGACGGCGCTTCATTCCGACAGGATATAAATGCCGTCCTGCAAGCCATCGCCAGCTTAAATAGCGGCGCGACTGAACCAGCAACGCCTTACGCATACATGCTGTGGCAGGACACGACTGCCGGGGTCATTAAGCAGCGCAACGCAGCGAACACCGGCTGGACAACGCTTCTTCCGATTCTTGATGGCAGCATTACACAAGCGAAATTGGCAAGTGGCGTGGTGGGAACTGGCGCAGCGTTTAGCGCCTATCAATCATCGGCGCAGACATTGACAGGCAACACGCTGACAAAGATTCAGTTTCAGACAGAAGAATTCGATACCAATTCGCGATTCAATAACACTGGTTCAACCGTTGGTGGTATTCCAGCTTATGCGTTCGTGCCGAACGTCGCTGGATATTATCAGGTGAATGCTTCTGTGAACGTGGCAACTTCCGCAACCCCAATTAGTGCAACTATTTACAAAAACGGTGTTGCATATAAGCAGCTGCAAAACGTATCTGCATCTACTGGGGGCGTTGGTGGTTCTGCGCTAATCGACTTAAATGGCAGCACCGATTATGTCGAGATTTATGCGACGATCACAACTGGTCAGGCGCTGGCTGCCCAAAAGCAGCTGACCTATTTCCAAGCGTCAATGGTGCGTGCAGCGTGAGATATAATCTAATCATGGAATGTCACGGATTTTAGGGAACATTTTGCCCAAATGTCGTGCCATATATTGACCACTTAATCCTTGCGAACTGCTATGACCGATAAATTGTCACCAGACGACTAAAAAGAAATCTTCAAGCAAGCTATTGAAGAATGGCTTGATAAGCAGTTTGCCAAGTTTGGTAAGTGGTCACTAACAGCGATTATCACGGCAGGATTGGTCTGGCTGTTCTACGGCTGGCTGAACTTTCAAGGCTGGCATAAGTGAAACAGAAAAGAAGCAAGTCACCGCTTCGATCTAAGACAATCTGGTTCGCAATAATCCTAGCGGCATTATCAGCCATGCAGGGTTTTGTAGCGGCAATTAATATCGA